CCAAATAAAACTAAAAAATATGGACGATCAAAGATATAATCAGTACCAGGCCAGGATTAATGCTGCTAGGGATCCAACAGTAGCCAAAGACATTGATGTTGATCTTATGATAGATCGACACAACTATTTTGGCCGTCAGCTATGTGAGGCTATTAATATACAATATCGAAATGATGTCCCATTATTAGACATATTATTGGATGCTATACCTGGGCTTGACCCGATGGCATTGGAAATACCAAATATAACACCTGACAATTACATCATATTAGATGGTCGAATCATCATTATAGATTACAAAGTTTCAGTTAGCTCTGAGACTACGGAAATAACTCTTGAAAAATATAATAGATGTATGGAGACTATAAAAGAGCAGCTTCCTATAAATTATGAAGTGGCTATTATCCGGGTGAACCCAGTAAGCAACCAACTGTTTCTAATAGGTGAGACCTTTATTAGGAATTTCCCAAATATCCCATTGAACTTAGATTTCTCTCGCTTTTTTGAGCTGAAAACTATGCTCTATCAAAAATTTGCTGATGATGAAGAGTTTATGTTAAAAGTTGCCCATGGAGATTTCACCTTAACTGCACCTTGGTGTCATGAAGAAACCCCTGAGTTGCTTGTTCATCCTGAATTTAACTTTTTTATAAATTCTATGCCTAGGGCTTTCCAAAATCTATTCTTTGAGACTATGGAATTTAGTGCTTATTCATCAGAACGATGGAATAGTCAATTACATAAGATTCGTGAAATTATGAAAGAAGATTATGAACATTTTATTAAGCAAAATGCAGCTGATGTCTTCATGATGGATGGGAATTTTAAAAAGCCTGATCAATCTGAGATAGACTTAGGTTGGGAAATGATGACAAAGAGAGTATCTGAAGAAAGAGATATGACAAATAATTTAAATAAACAAAAACCATCAGTCCATTTCATATGGTCTGAAGCCTCAAATAGAAAATTAAACGGTCCTACAGCAAAGCTAATATTCTTATCAAATTCATTGCAGTCAATCAAAGAAATCTCTACGATAACCGAAACATTACATGCAATTGGTATATCAATGGATATAGATAATCAAATTGGAAAATATGTAACACTATGTATGGAACGGAAGATGCTTGCAAGATTTACTGCTAGGAAGATAGAGAACAAAAAACTAGAACCTGTAAAAATAGGTAATGCTTTAGTTCTTTGGGAACAACAATTTGTATTGCCAAATGATTTATTTAAAGCAAATGAAAGGCAGAAATTCTTCCAAAAATTCCTAGGAATAGGGGGTCACAAGAGATTTAATAAGAAGACAGCTGATGATGTTGATTGTACTAAACCTAGAATTTTAGACTTTAATGATAAATCAATAATAGATGCATCTAATTTTATGGTAAATAAAAATCAAAAATACCTCCAGCAAGATTCAAATTTTGAAATTGATCATCCAATAATTGAAAATTATAGAGGCCAAATAGCAGAAGCAAATGAAGAAACTATGAAAACATTAGACTTAATCAAAAAGACAAATTTCTGGAGATGTATAAATGATATAGCAGTTCTAATGAGAAACATTCTATCTGTCTCACAATATAATCGACATAATACATTTAGGGTGGCAATGTGTGCAAATGATTCTGTTTATGCTTTGGTCTTTCCTTCTTCAGATATAAAGACAAAAAGAGCAACTGTCGTTTTTTGCACAATTTGTATACATAAAAAGAAAAATGAATTGTTTGATGCAGGTTCATTACATTCAACATTGAAAATGAGCACTGGAGAATATGTCTCCATATCAAAGGCAATAAGGTTGGATAAAGAGAGATGTCAAAGAATAGTATCTTCCCCAGGTTTATTTGTTCTAAGTGCTATACTAATGTATAATAACAACCCATCTGTGAATCTATATGATGTACTAAATTTTACATTTTATACAAGTTTATCAGTTACAAAAAGCATGCTCTCACTAACAGAGCCTTCAAGATATATGATAATGAATTCTCTTGCTATTTCAAGCCATGTAAAGGATTATATAGCAGAAAAATTCTCACCATACACAAAAACATTGTTTAGTGTTTATATGACTAGTTTAATAAAGAAGGGTTGTAGTACAGCAAATGCACAATCAAAGAAAATACAGTTAAGGAATGTATTTTTATCTGATTATGATATCACACAAAAAGGTGCTGGTGATGACAGGGATTTAGAATCTATATGGTTCCCAGGGGTTGTTAATCTAAAAGAATATATATCACAAATCTATCTTCCATTTTACTTTAATGCAAAAGGATTGCATGAAAAGCATCATGTTATGATAGATTTAGCTAAAACTGTCATTGAAATTGAGCTTGAACAGCGTAAGATCTCTCAAGAAATATGGTCTGTAGAACCAAAAAAAGAGCATGTTAATTTGTCTATACTAGTGTATTCTATAGCAAATAACTTGATTTTAGATACTTCAAGACATAATCATTTAAGAAATAGGGTTGAAAACCGTAATAATTTTAAAAGAAGTATTACAACAATAAGCACATTTACAAGCTCAAAATCGTGTATTAAGATAGGAGATTTTAAAGAATTTAAGGCATCACAAGCTAAAAAGAGTCAAAAAAATATACAAATGGCTGAGAAAAAATATAGAGTATCCAACCCTTTATTTATTGATGATGAAATGAAAGATTTAGAAACAGCACATGTGAGGTATGATCAAATAATAGAAACTATACCTGATTACAAAGATTGTTTATCAACAAAAGTATTTGATAGGTTATATGAACTTCTTAAAGAAGAAATTTTAGATGACACACCTTTTATAGAGCATGCAATGAGAATGATGAAAGAACATACAGAATTTAATTTTACATTTTTTAACAAAGGGCAGAAAACAGCAAAAGATAGAGAAATTTTTGTAGGTGAATTTGAAGCCAAAATGTGTATGTATGTAGTAGAAAGAATTGCAAAAGAGAGGTGTAAGTTAAATTCTGATGAAATGATCAGTGAGCCTGGAGATTCTAAATTGAAAGTACTAGAACAAAAATCTGAACAGGAATTAAGATTTATAGTAGAAAAAACTAAAGATAGATTTGCTAAGGCTGATCCTGCAAAAGCATTGAAGATGGAAATTAATGCTGACATGTCAAAATGGAGTGCACAAGATGTTTTCTATAAGTATTTTTGGTTAATAGCAATGGATCCTATACTATATCCAAAAGAGAAAAAAAGAATATTGTTTTTTATGTGTAATTATTTAGGCAAGAACTTAATTCTACCAGATGAATTAATAGGTAATATATTAGATCAAAAAAAGACATACAATGACGACATTATTTTAGAAGGCACAGAATTCTTTAGACAAAATTATATTAAAGTTCGACGGAATTGGTTGCAAGGTAACTTTAATTATATTTCTAGCTATGTGCATACATGTGCTATGTCTGTATATAAGGATATTATAAAGAAGGTATCTTACTTATTAGAAGGAGATGTTTTAGTGAATTCAATGGTTCACTCTGATGATAATCAAACATCTATTACATATGTTCAAAATAAGTTAAGTGAAGATATGTTAATACAGCATGCATTATTAAAATTTGAGCTTGTGTGTCTTACATTTGGGTGTCAAGCAAATATGAAGAAAACATATATGACTCATAACATCAAAGAATTTGTTTCACTATTTAATATCCATGGTGAACCTATGTCTGTATATGGTAGATTTCTATTACCTAGTGTAGGAGACTGTGCATATATAGGCCCTTATGAAGATTTAGCAAGTAGATTATCTGCAGCTCAGCAAAGCCTAAAGCATGGTTGCCCGCCAAGCTATGCATGGCTTGCTATATCATGTAGTCATTGGATAACTCACACAACTTATAATATGTTAGATGACCAGGTAAACTCACCAATAGGGTATTTCCCAACAAGGAACAGGTTTGAAATTCCTGTTGAACTGAATGGATTATTAAATTCTCCTTTATATTTAATAGCATTAGTAGGATTAGAAGCAGGTAATCTATGGTTTTTAATTAAATTATTAAAAAAGATAGTGCCAATAGATAAACAAAAAGAAGACATACAGACTCAAGTCCAATGTATCCAAACTGCTGAGCTAACAGATATGGAACTATTAAAATTAAAATTATTAAGGTATTTATCATTAGATACAGAAATATCATCTGATTCAAATTTTGGGGAAACAAGTGATATGAGGAGTAGATCACTTTTAACTCCTAGAAAATTCACAACACTAGGGTCATTGAATAAATTAATATCTTATCAAGATTTTAAGAATTCTATGAATGGTAATGAGCATACAGAAAACTTAGATTATATGATAAATAACCCAGAATTATTAGTTACAAAAGGTGAGAAAAAAGATGAATTTATGAATAGTATTCTCTATAGATATAATTCAAAAAGGTTCAAAGAGAGTCTTTCCATTCAAAGCCCTGCTCAATTATTTATAGAACAAATATTATTCTCGCACAAACCTATAATTGATTATAGTAGCATCTTCGACAAATTAACTAGCTTAGCAGAAACAGATATGATATTAGAAGAAACTGCACCTATAGGCAGATTGACCTTTGCTCAAGCATATAGACAGTTAGTTAAGGATATAAATGATTTAGAGATTAGATCAGAAGATATAACAATAGTGTATAGACATTGTATATTAAATGACCCTTTGATGGTAACAGCAGCCAATACATCGATATTGTGTATGAGGGGTAGCCCTCAGCCTAGAGTAGGATTGTCAGCATGTCAAATGCCAGAATTTAGAAATATGAAATTAATTCACCATTCACCAGCCTTAGTACTGAGAGCATATAGTAAAGGTGACATAGATATACCTGGAATAGAGCAGACAGAATTACAAAAAGATTTGTACCACTTAGAAGAGTTTATAAAAGAAACCAAGATAAAGGAAAAATTTGATGAGAGAATAGCCAACATACCAGATACATTAACAGCAATAGAAAGAAGAATACATTATCTAAGAGAGCTAACAAAATTATACCAAGTATGTTATGATTATATAAAATCAACAGAGCATAAGGTTAAAATATTTATATTGCCAATGAAATCATACACAGCATTGGATTTTTGCACACTAATCCAAGGGAATACATTATCAGACAAAGAATGGTTCACAATGCACTATCTTAAACATATTATTGCAGGAAATTTGAAAGGTCAAGTACTACAGCACTCTACCAATGATCAGATTATAGCAAGTGAATGTTTTAGAGCTCTTGTTCATTTTGCAGATTATTTTGTAGAAGCCACATCTAGAGTTGCATTTTTACATCAGATTGTCGAGTCATATAAGTATAAAAATATAATGGTTAAGGATTTATTCAATATCATACTAAGCTCATCTCTAAGATTAAATTTTCTACCATTATTATATAGATTAAATGAATTAACTCAAGCTGACTTAAACAAATATGATGCATTAAAGACAGATGAAAGGATAGCATGGAATAACTGGCAAACTAATAGAACATTAAATTCTGGAATTATAGATTTAACAATAACTGGTTATTTAAGATCTATACGAATAATAGGTAATGATAAGAAGCTAGAAATAGCAGAATTAGTTGTTCAGAATTTTCATCCAAATACTATTTTCCATGCTGGGAATAAGCTTTTAAACTCTAGACATGGACTAAAATTTGAATATATGGAAGAGGTTTTAATAGATGAAAAGGTTAATTACTACATAACATATCAAAAAAAGAGGGCACATAAATATAATTATCAAATATCTACTATAGAACATATATTTCGCCGAAATAAGGAAGGAGAACAAACAAGAGGTATAAGACATAACAAAATGGTCCCAGTTTGTCCTGTTGTTCCAACAATTAAAGAAGAAGAAACAATAATTTCTTTAAGAGACATAGAACCATTAAACATGATTAACTACTCTATGGCTAGATTATTAGTTAAGCCAGATGAATATGCAACTGTGAAAAAGGCACATATGTCAAAAATGATGTTTTTTGACGGCCCAGAAATTATGGCAGGAATAATTAATTTGACTACATTAATGAGAACACAAGAATTGCTAAATTTAGATTTTGATAACAATTGTAAAAACAGTATTTTACCATTCTGTAGAATACTACATTGTAATGGATCTATAGAGGGTGAGGCAATCTTCCTCTCAGATGAAATTATGGATTTCACAATATCAGAAGAAATTGAATCTATACCAATCTTTACAATACAATACAATAAAAAAGGTGAACAACATATGACATATAAAAATGCTATAATTAAAATGATAAATAAAGGTAAAGAAGAGATTGAGGATGTCTTTGATTTCACATCAGAAGGATTTTATTCAAAGAAAAACTTAGGAATAATAAATGCTCTTTGTTCTATAATTGACATGCTTGATACAAATGAATGGTCTACATTGATAAAGAATGCATTTCATATAGCTATGATATCGGAAGGTATGGACAGGCAATTCCATTTGTTTAAAATACCTATATCATTTATGAGCAACCCTGCTTCTGGCGAAGTGAACTGGCCTAAAGTGTTGAGATTTATAAGTAGCTTACCAGAAATAGAAAGAGAACCATGGGGATCTATGTTCACTAGATTTAAGATAAAGACTGAGTTTTTAATAAAGAAGGAAATAAAGAAAGAGTCAAAATTAGAAGATTTTTTAGATGAGCTAGAATTTGAAGAAGGGAAATCAGGGTTCACGTTTAATTAACTCATATAATTTACTTAATTATATCAATAATTATTTTAAGGTTATAATATTATTATCCAAGTATTGTGATCTTAAGTATAAAATAAATAAAATAATAACAAATAAATTAGAGAAAATCAATCAAATAAGTATAATAACGAAATTATTAATCAAAAAAATCACTAATGTATGTAAATAAGAGTAATTAGGTGATTAATTAGATTTAATTACATTGTTATATTAACCTCAATTATACAAAAATTAATATAATAGATAATCTTATGGATGATATAGTAGGTGATATTGATAATAATATGGCATTTAAAACTAATTATTAATAGGTATATATAAGAATATGTAAATACTTTAATATAAATAATATAATTAAAAATAATATAAGTTTATTTTGG